GTGTGAGTATAACACGAGATCGCGGATGGTATATATCCCGTATGCTACCATAGTTTCGAGATTCGGGAACTTCATTTAATCTTAATACAAGCGCAAGCCTTATTTACCTTTAGCATGACCGAGAAGCTATCGATCATGGGAGGTACCATGGTCTTCAAAACAGTTTCAAGTTCGGAGTCCTCCTCACCCGCGTCGATTTGCTCGATGACGGAGTAGATAAGGTCAATGACGAGATCCTTTTTTTCGGGTCCGACGAGACCCTTCATGCTCTGAACATCAATCATGAGAGTAGAGACGAGTCCACAGATGTTCTCCTTGTTGATACCAGTCTTCTTGTACTTGTTCACAAGACGGGTAATCTTGTTCACGATCTTCTCATTATCCTTGCCCTTGGTAGCGTACGCTTTCAAAATGTTTTCCATTTGTATAAGCTTACATTAAAATCTTTAACTATATAAATGGTAAGCACCGACGGTCTCATCGCCACGAGTGCGATTTCTATAGGTGTGGCGCAGATGATGTTTAGATTATCTACTGTGAAACAGGAGAAGGTTGATGTGAATACATATCCTCTTTTGTATTCTGGTATAGTTGCCAGTATACTCTGGTCGTTGTACCAATACAGAATAGGAGCTAATTATTCGGTTGTGTATTCGATTCTCGGTTTGTTCGCGCAACTGTATATCTTACACGAACTCAAATCGAGAGAGCGCAGAAG